CTCTGTTTTACGCTCTTGAACGGCATCTGTTTTTGGTTTTTCTGTTAAATCAACCTTAATAACATCTGATTTTACTTCATCTGTTACTGGTTTTGTTAAATCTACTTTTACTACTTCGTTGTTTGACTTACTTCCTAAGTCTTTCATTTTTTTAGGTTTTGACTTGATTTTAAAGTCACCTTCTTGCTTGACCTCTACGGCCGCTTTTTTATCTGCCATAATAAAATATAATTAAATAATTAGTAATTAAGCCATAGGAAACATTCCTGCTTGGCCTTTATTTTCAAAATCTATAGGTAATAAATCATTTTGTCTTTGATCTATCATTTCACTTTGTTGTGTTCCTTGGATTTTAACTCTTTTGTCTTTTCTATCTTCTATCTCTCTTTCCTTAGTTTGCTCTGCTTGCATTTTCATTTGCTCTAATTGCATTTGATAATTAAACTCTTCAGCCATAAGTTGACGTTTAATTTCTGCTTCAGTCTGCATTCTTTGAATTTCAAATTGAGATTTACCTTGTTCTATTTGTAATTCTTTTTCAGCTAATGCTTGTTGTTTTTGTAATTCTACCTCAGCGGCTTTTTCTGCCGCATCTGCATTTGACTGTGCAGTTAGTTGAATTTGACGTTCTTGTATTTGCTGATCTCTTTGTTGTTTTTGTTTACGCTTTTGTTTTAATAATTGATTAGCCAATTTTAAATTACGTATCTGTCTAATATCAATAGCATCCTCTAAATCAATACCACCACCTGATAAAGCAACTTGAATATTTTGTTCTAAGGTGGCTTTTTCTTCTTCGTCTGGTTCTAAATCTAAAAATATACCAAAATCATGTAAAGATAAATGATCAATCTCTCTTAATGTTTCTGCATCAAAAGTTGATATACTTTCTTTTAATGCATTAGCAGTTAATGGATATTCTAACATATCACCAATCTTCTTAGCAATATTTTCACATGCTCTTAATGTTAGCCATAAACTAGCGTTATTAATATGCTTAGTTGCAATATTAGATTGTTGCGCAGCAATTTTTTGTAACCCAACTAATGTATCTCTATCAGGTAAACTACCATCTCTAGCTTCATTTAATCCGGTCACATCTCTTATCATTTGTAGATAATAATTATATGTTTGAATTAAACTTTGTATTTTTGCTTGTCCAGAATTTGTCGCAAGTTCTTGTACTGGTATTTTCCCTCTATTTAACTCGCCATCTTGGGTTAATGACCTACCTACAACAGAACCAGTTTGAAAATACATATTCAATGCTTCTGCTGGATTATAATTAGTACCATTACCTAAATCTACTTCAGCAAGCCCGTCCATATCTAAGAATACTCCATCTGGAACCATCCTGGCAATTACTTGTTGTAATTTAAGATGAGTTATTTGAATCATATCAGCAAACCCAGTTATTCTGCTTACTATAGAATCTATACGCCCTTTATACATTCTAGGTGCACAAATAGCATAATTCATTTCTACTTTAGTAGTATCAGCAAAAGGTCTTGTCATATTTTCTGCCATTTCCCATTGCAACATTGTATTAGTTCCCAACACCTTAACACCTTTATATAAAACCTCTATAGTTCTACCTACTCTTTCAAAGTTATCATTTACTGGGGGATTAAAAGTATCAGGTTTTTCTAATGCTTTTTCTAATCCATAAGGAGTTTCTTTTATTTTAAATACTTGATCACTATAAGTTTTATATTCAAAATATAATACTTGAATTGAATTTTCATCAAATGTTCCATTACCATATAGATAATTTCTATTTCCTTTTTGTTGTTGAATTCTTTCTAATTCCTCATCTGGAATATTAGGAAATTGTTTTTTAAGTTCTGGAATTGTAACACCCTTTACTTCACCTACATAATATATATCTTCAAAATTTGGATCTTCTGTATAAGAATATATCATATATGCTGGATCTACATAATCCACTGTAATTCCGTTAGCTAAATTAAAATTAGTTTTACAAGCAGCAATACCACAAGTAACTAAATCATAATTCATTCTACGTTTAATTAAATCAAATCTATTTTGATCTAATATTTGATTGATTGCTTCTTCTTCTGCAATTTCTATAGCTTGCTTATAACTTAATTGCATATGAAGCTCAAGCTCTTCTTTAGTGGTAGGTAATTCTTCTTGTGATATAGCAGTACGAGATAAATCAGATCCAAGCATCTCTGTAATTTGCCCCATTGTTTCTTTAGCAAACATATCTTCAGCCAACATTTTAGCATAGCTTGTTCTTTTATTTAAAGACTCTGGATCTTGAGCATATGCATTTATATCATAATCTTTCGCAGAAATTCCATTAGTCAGTATATCCACAAATTTAGATATAATAGGTACAGGTTTCCAATCTAAATTAAGATATGATAAATCACCATTAATAGATAATTCATCTTTATATTTTTGCGTAGGTTGTTCTCCTCTAGCATATAATCTTAATCTATTATAGTTATTCCATGTAGTTAAATATCTATTACCATTAGTACGACCTTGATTAAACCATTCGTATTCAATAGCTCTGGCTACCTGTTCTCCATATTCCCAGCTTGATTTCTCTGCGTCACTTACTACTTGACTCGGAAAAGGACTATTAGTATTATAGTTTATCTTCATTTATTGTATAATTTTGGATAGTGCTCCTGTATTGTCGTATTTTCTAATTCCTAAATCGTATTCTTGTTTTACAAGTTTAGGAACTGGCCTATACTTATTTTTATTGCATGCCATAATTGCTAATCCCGAACTAATCGAGGCATCATGCCTTGTTCTGTTATTCACATTAAATCTACTCCAATCTTCTAATGTACGTTGAAAATATACATCTCCATAATTTCCTTCTTCTTTTAATCCTACATATTCTTCTATATAAGATTCAATTGCAGCAGCATGTGCTTGTATAATATCTTGACTTGAATTTGGTATACCACCAATTTCTCTTTCTGTAACAGATAATTTATTATATATTTTATCTGGCCTATTCATTGCGTAACCTCTATATCCTCTTCTTTTAAAATGATATAAAAGTCTAGGTTTATTATTTTCACATAATATTGGCATTCCATAAAATATGCATGCCATTAATACATCTTCAAAAAACGTTTCAGCTGTTTGTGGCCTAGCTATATATTCTAAGAAAAAATGATGTGGAGGAACATCCTCCATGCTAAATTTAGTTAGACCGTGTAAAGAACCATTTGATCCTCTACCATCTACGGTGCCTGATATATCATAAGGGTCACACCCAAATGCTCCTAAATTTTCATTAGCAGGATACTTTTTTCCTAATTTTACTTTTATATTATTTTGTAATCTATTAGGTGGAACCCAAGAAACAAAAAACCTACCGTTTTTATTTGGAACAAATATTACTTCTGTATCTTTTATTCCTCCAACCCATTGAAAAGATCCTTGTGTTATAACACTGCTGTGTCTAATATCAGCATTCCAATCTATTTGTTGATATATTTTAGTTAGGTTAAATAAAGAGTTTTTAGATTCATCCCTAAAAGCATGTTTAGTTGTGCGTGGGAACTGTCTATAAAATTCATTTAAAGCATCTTGATCTTCACTTAAACCATCAACTTCATTTTTCCAATAATCTAATACGCCTAATTTTATTTTTTGCCCATGAGGGTCCTCATCGGGTGTTCCTGGTGTCTCGAATACAGGTAACCCATGAGCGTTAATGTATCCTTCGTAGTTCCATTCCATAGGTATGAACAAACTATATAATCCTGAGCGAGTCTGTCCATTGGCGTTTCTTTTTGTAACATCTGAGCTTTCATATAGTTTTTTAAAATTATCACCACCTTTATCTAATGCATTAGAAGTACTCCCCATCATACACTTACCAATAATTCTACTACCTAATCGTAAACAAGTTTTTGTAACTCTCCAGTTGTTTAAAATATTATTAGGTCTTTCCCATTTACCACTTTCATCGTGTACTAACAGTTTTAGTTTTTCACCATCATAGCTGTTATCACCTGTGTTTTTCCAATCTATCGTAGTATCTAACCCTTCTAATTCTTCTAATACTTCACCACTTATAATCTTTCTTCTAGTAAATTTAGAAGCTGGCACCCTATATGCTAATTCTGTTTTAGGTCGATCCATACCATCTTGAATCGGTTTAAAAAAGAATGGATAGTTGACTGATATAGGAACAACCTTGTCAGTAAACATTGTTTTAGCATCTGGTCCAGTTTTAGATAATATTCCATATCTTGAATCACTAGATATAGTGGCTAGATTAACAACTTCTCCTGAAGCCATAAAAGAAAATCCAGAACGTCTATTTTTTAAATAACACATTCCGTAACATCTTATATCAGCTTTACATGCTTCCCAGAATATAAAGAATAATCTATT